ATATTTCGGTGCTAGATGCCATCCTGAAGGACTACTACATCGGTCCTCTTCAGGAGCAATTGAATAATGAGGTCATGGTCCTTCAGATGTTCGAGAAGGCTAAGATCTCCTGGGCAGGCAAGCAGGGCGTTGTGCCCGTGCATGTCGACCGCAACAGCGGGGTTGGGTTCCGCGCGGAAGGCGCTGACTGGAGCACTGGCAGCGGCACGCTTACGGCCGGCTCGCAGGAGACCAAGCGCCTGACCTTCACGGCCGCCTACCTCTACGGTCGCTTCGAGGTCACTGGCCCGGCGATTGCTGCCGCAGCCAAGGGTGGCACGGCGAGCTTCATTGGCGCGCTCGAACTTGAGATGGATAAGCTCAAGGACGACGTCCGCGATCAGGCCGACAGGACCGCAATCAGCGGCGGTCGCGTTGTCGGATTCCTCAACCAGCACAAGTCCGAGGCAGGTGCTGCCACGTGGGAATTCGCAGGCGACTTTGCGAAGATTGCCGCAGCGTATAACACCAAGGGAAGCAACATCGACGTTGCTGTTGTTGACTGCACCAACAACACGTTGACCGGCAACGCGGGCGAGGTGTGCTACGAGTTCATCACGACTTCGGCGGCCATTGACATCACCCACGCTGGGTTCAACCCAACGAATGGTACGATTCGCCTTACAAACGCCCTGGACACCACCGGGGTGGCCAACGGGTTTGCATGCGCCCTGGTGATCAGCGACACCACAAGTGCCGATCTGAACGCAGTCCTCGACAATCAACCTACCGGCATTTACGGCAACCTTGGCTACGTCGAACTCTTCGGGGTGGACCGTGGGTCTGTTGCTGCGGCGGCCGGGGATGACGCCATGGCGCTCCAGTCCGTCATCGTCAACATGGATGCGGACAACGCTGACGACGGCGATGGACTGGACCTGACGCTTGCCCGCATGCAGGAGGTGATTGACGGCATCAGCATCACGAGCGGGATGGACCCCGACGTGATTATGATGAATCCTTCCGACCGCGCGAAGTATATTGCCCTCATCGGCGGCAACATCTTCAAGCCGGTGGAGAAGGCGACGGCTGGCGACGGTGGTTTCCTGGGCCTTTCCTACGGCGGTGTGCCCATCAAGGCGGCGCGTCACGTGGACCGGGGCCTCATGCTGTTTCTCAACACGAAGTGCTGGAAGCTCGCGGTGCTTGAAGACGGCAAGTTTGCCGACCTCGACGGCTCGGTGCTCGCGCGCGTCTCCAACCGGGACAACTGGGAAGGCTTCTACAAGTGGTACTACAACCACTACTGCTACCGGCCCAACGCCAATGGTGTTCTGACTGGCTTCCCCGTCCGAACGTAGTGTGGCTGTTCTCCACGACATCCTGCTCTCTCTTCTCCTTGCGGGTGGGGTGTTCGTGGAGATACAGTTAGTCAGGCTACTGGCCTCCCTCAGGAGGGCGAAGGAGGAGGAACTCCAACTCCTCCTGACCCCTCCGCATGTAGACCCAACTCCGTCTGAGATATTCGAGGTGCTCCATGGATCCATTCCTAGCGGCGGGTATTAGCGCAGCGCCGTCTATTTTTGGGCTTATCGCAGACGCCATGACTCCGACCTCGCGCGCCGCCGTACTCCGAGGCGCGGAGCGCCCGCAAAGCCAGGCACCCGGTATCGCCGTGGGCGGTCTTGACCGGGCCCTCCAGGCGTATCTGGCGCAAGAGGGGCGCAACAGGCTGCCAGAAACACCCCCCACAGACCCGCGCCAGGCGGCCGCTGGAAGGGAGCTGGCGGGCATTTCACCCGCACTCCTGCGCGCCCTGTCGGGAGGCATCAGCAGCATATGGCCGTCTGGCGCCGTGTAATGCCTGATTATCCAGACAACATCGGGAGCCAGATAAGGGCGTCCCGGAATGACAAGACCACCTACGGGCGAATGTGGGACCTGTGCACCATGTTCCTCGAAGGGCGCCAGTGGCTCGATTTCGACCGGGACAGTGCTGCGTATCTGATCAACCAGCGCACACGCCCAGACGGTAGCCAGCGGCAGACGGTCAACCTGCTGCTCAACATCTACCGCAACATCATGGCCCGGCTCTCGTTGAGCTACCCCTCCATCGCGGTCATCCCGGCATCACCGTCCAATGATGACATCATCAAGGCCAAAAGCTCGGAGATTGCGCTTCAGTATTATTGGACCCGCGAGGACATCCAACACAAGATTCACAAGGCATTGCAGTGGCTGTTGGTGACTGGCACCACGGCGCTTCATAGCTACTACGACGCTGATGACGATGTTGTTCATACCGAGCCGGTCAGTCCCTACGACATCTTCTTCGAGGAGAAAGTCACCAACCCAGAGGACTCTCAGTGGGTCGTCATCCGCAGCTTCCACATTCAGGAGGATGTCGAGAAGGCCTATCCGGACAAGGCTGAAGAGGTCCAGGCGGCCCAGTCAGGCAGTGACGACTCCGGGCTCGACTACGAACTGCACACCGTCCCAGACGACCGCGTTGAGTTGATGGAGGTCTACTGGCGAGATGGCCGTCACGCCATCCTCGCTGGTGACGTTTACCTCTTCAAGGGCACCTGGAAGACCAAGACCTTCCCGGTTCAGATCGTGCGCTACACCGAGGTCCCGGGGCGCCTGTGGGGCATCGGCCTCATGCAGCCACTGCTCGACCTTCAGCGTCTCTATAATGAGCAGCGCACCCAGGTTGTCCACAACGTCAAGTTGATGGGCAACCCCAAGTGGGCCATCCCGAAAACAGCGGGTGTGAACACGTCGGCGATGACCAACCGGCCCGGTGAGAAGATCTACTTCAACCCGGCAGGTGGACCGCCGACACAGATTCAACCCGTGCCGCTGCCAGGCTACGTGCTCGACAGCATCACGCGGACCCAGGCTGAGATGCACGATGTCGCCGGCATCCACTCCGTGAGCCTTGGCAAGCGCGCGGTTGGTGTCAGCTCTGGCAAGGCCATGCAGGTGCTCAGCGAGCGTGACACCTCCCAGCTTCAGGAGACCCAGACCAACGTCGAGCGCGCCGTCAGGGAGTTGGCCAAGGTGGTGCTGGAGTTGATGAAGGTGCACTACACCGAGGCCAAGATGGTTCGCATGCTCGACCAGACTGGCAAGGTTCTGTACCAGGCCCTCAGCTCAGAGAACATTGTCGATAACCCCGAGGTCTTCATCGAGGCCGGCAGCGCATTCCGGTTCGACTCCAGGGATAGAGACCAGCATGTCATGGAGTTGTTTCAGGCTGGCCTTATCGATCCCGAAACCGCCATGCGTGAACTCAGCTTCCGCACCGGCAACGCCTACATCACCGAGAAGGTGCAGGGCCTGGCGCATGCTAAAAAGCTCCTCGGGGCCACCAAGGAAGGCTACGAGATCGAGATATTCCAGTCCGATGACCTCAAGTCTATGCTCAAGGTCTTCGCAGACTTCGTCCACACCGACGAGTTCTATGGGCTCCCGGATGAGCGCCAGCTTTACATCCGAGACATCGTTGTGGCGCTCAGCAACCCGATGGCCAACAACGAGGAGTTCATGCGGGCGGAGTCCATGCAGAAGGTCTTCCCGCGTCAGATTCCTCCCACCGCTCCGCGAGACGCTCAGCTCGGAAGCATGCTGGCCGCCGGCTCACCAGCCACACAGGGCCAGATGGCTGACGAGGCGCTCGGCTCTGCCCGAAAGCTCGGGGCGATGGAGTCCGCCCAGTCTGCCCAGGCCGCAGGCACCGAGGCTCTGATTAGCCCGGTCTTTGGGGGTATCGGATGACGCCAGCAGAGGTCGCCACAAAGTTCCGCCAGTATATCGATGAGCCCGACCAGACGTTTGTCTCCGACACCGACGTGGAGACCTACCTCGACGATGGCTACCGAGAGTTTCGGAACATGGTCTGTGACATCAATCCGATGATCTACAACGTCACCGAGCAGATGACCTTCTCTAGCGAGAGGACCCATGACCTGTCGGTGTCCACAGCAGACGCTAAGAGCCTCCTCGGGACGGCCTCGTCGAACGCTGATGCTCCGGGCGGCGCCATGGTCAGGCTGAACGCCATTACGAAGGTGAACACGGATGGCAATGTGACTCAGCGGCTTGAGGCCGTGAGCAACGCCCAGGCGCTCGACGTGGTGTCGTCTAGCTATTACTTGGCCAACACCACCCTGCGGTTCAGTAGTAAGCTGACGGGCACGTTTAACGTCGACTACGTGCCACACGTAGACATCACCTGGACCGATAGCACTTACGGCGTTGACAACCTCACCCCGTTTCACGACCTGATTGCGCTTCTGGCCTATCGTCAATACGCCATTGTCGATGGCGCTGAGAGCGACCCGGTCTTGCGCCAGACAGCCACGAGGCTGGCGGAGTTCAAAGAGTACCTCCAGGCTCGCGCTTTCGACGGATACGATTACGTCCAGTCCGTGCCCTGGTACAACTAATGGCCACAAAGGCTCAAGAGGTCGAGGTTCTTGGTGATGGTATCCAGGCGAACGCGCCGTCCAAGGGGTCGTTCGCACTGAACATGCTCTATGCCAACAACGCATGGCAGGTGCGCGAGGGCTTCGGCCAGGTTACCCAGTTCGACACCATGATGGCGGCGCGCCCACAGGGCCCGACCACCGTGTGGGGCTTCACCAAGCACCTTGGCTCGCATCTGATCAAGACCAATTTTGGTAATCTCCAGATGCTCTCTGTGTTCCTGGCCGAAGTGAACGTGGCGGTAGTGGATACTGCGGGCCCAAGGCTCCCGCTGTATATTGTCAGCATCTATGACCTGACGACCAACGAGCGCTTCGAGGTGCCCCTGTATCCACACACCAGCCAGTCTGCCGTGGCGGCCAGCTTCGACGATGCGGTGCCGTCTACCCTGGGCGCGAAGGCGTCGTGGGTCGGGGTGGCTGTGTCGGGCATCGAAAATATGATCCCGCAGTATCAGACATCGGATAATGCCGACCACTCCGCCTGGGTCATGGCCACCGATGAGTTCTTCTTTTTTGAGGAGTTTCTCGACATCCTCTACTTCGGAAACAGCATCGCGGGGTGCTGGGCGTACATACCCGCATCGTTTAACGGGCTGCGGCGTACCGACATTAGCAAGCTCACTCCGCATGAATATGCACAGCCATACGGTGAATCCAACATCATCACGCCCGTGGTTCTCAGCCCGGGCATCCACGCCACCGGCGCGTTTGGTGGCATTGAGTACCTGCGAACTGCGGATATGCCCAATCCGGTTGACGTGGCGGTGATAGGCCGTCGCCTCGTCTACGCATCTGGCAACACTATCTACTTCTCAGAGCCAGGCTATCCGTCCAATATCATGGCGGATAACTGGAGGATGGTGCCGTCAGAGGAGGAGATAACAGCTATCGCTGAGCGTGACTCCAATCTGGTTATCTTCACCCAGAACGAGATGTGGCTCTATCAACCGTCGGTTGGTGCGCTGGCCTCGGGTGGAAAGCTGACACGCGTGAGCGATACGATTGGATGCATCGGGCCAAACGCCCAGTGCAGTGCAGGAGGAGGTCTCGTATGGGTCGACACAAGCGGGGTGTATCAGACCACCAATGGGCTGAGCATACGCCCGATTTCAGAGGATATTACGCCCTTCTTCGAGAGCCTGGGCATGACGAATCCGCTTACCTCGTACTTCGTCGAGAATGGCCAGACGGACCCGGCCAACGAGCAACCCACGACAACGCTGCGCCTCAAGCCGAAGGGGGTCAAGTGTGCGTTTGTGGCATCGATGGATATGCTCGTGGTGTCGATACCAGAGTTGAGTGCGGCGCTTGTGTTCAGCGCAGGCAAGTGGTCGTGGTGGACGTTTGAGTCTGTAGTCGCCAATGACGGAGACGGCTCGGCTGTTGTGGGTGTCACCCAGAACCTGCCCGCACCGTGGGTGCTCAACTATCAGGATG